GTCCAAGACGGTTCGACATCTGGATTCCCGTCGGACCAAATACGTACATCAAAAACGACGTCATTAATATCGAGTATTTCGCTCGATAAACTGTCCTGTAATGATGCCTCGTCCGTAATTGTATCACCGGCCATCAATAAATTAATCTCATTTTCCAACCGCTTCGCCTCATCCAGTACGATTTGGATATGGACCATGCTGTAACCGTCCATTAATCGAATCGATTGAGGTGATTTCGTCAGTAATAATTCATATATCGCTTGATACGACTCTATGGATAACCCGACAAATTCTGCTTGTGTCTGTACTTTTTTAAACAACATATTTACCTCTAATTATCAATTACATATCCATCAAATGACGATTCACCGTCTAAATCGTTAGCACTCGCAATACCTTGCACCTTAATAATACATGGCCCAGCAAACTTAACTGGAATGTCAAAATGGGATTGGAACATACTTACTCCCGTAGATTGGAGAGCTATATCGTTTTTTCGTAAAAATAAAGTTAGGTTGACATCTGGTGCTGAATTAACTCGTAGTTCAAAATCACACGAGGCAACTCCACCAATAGCCTTATCAATATTACATCGCCAATCAGTTAGATAAAAAGATTGTGTGCTTGGTACGGCATAAATAGCCATCTCGGTCTGACCGTTCCCTGGTAGTATCGCTGCCGAAATTGATCCGTCAGTTTCAGCAATCGCAGTAATCGTTCCGACGTTACCACCTACTGTCGCCCCTGCGGTTATTACTTTAATACGGTGGACAAAGACATACGTTCCAGTAGTCCAGACAGCATTGCCACCCGTCGCAGTACCATCCATTGTAACAACTTCAGACGATTCTTTCGTTGAGGTCCATGCCGTCAATCCATAAACCTGTACCGTTCTCGCACCTGCACCTTGAGCAACTGTTCCACCTGTATCACTATCAGCGTCAGAAGTGGATAATAATTGATGTCGTCGGGCTTGTGTCGGTGCAACGTGTATCTGTTGGGTTGTGGATGCGTCTGATCTATCCCATACGTCGGTCGGCGTGACCTGTATCCCACTCGGAGCGGCCCCAAACTTATGGACACATTTGACATTACCATACTTACCCATCGAAGTGAGTAAACCAGGGTCTAAATCCTTGACTGAAACCTGCATTAATAACCCAGTACAGCGTCGAGAGTATCGACCGTTGCGTCTGTGCCTCCGTCAGTACCTTCTAAAACCATTACCTGAACGTATGGGATACAGTTATTTAATTCGATTTTAATTAACCAATCCGCATTTACGTCCTCGGTCTGTTCCCAATAATCAATCGCGGCAGTAGATGGAGCCGTTACAGTCGTCCCGGAGATGGAGACGAAACCCTCATCCATCGCACACTCTTCCGCCCCGCCTGATTCATGTTTTGCCATGAATTTGAATCGTAAATTATTAGCCTGTTGGATCGTAGTGGTCATATATAAATAAAGATACCTATATGTGCCACACGATATTTCACTGCCGACATCCATAAAGGAGTCCGTAACTGTTTGTGCTGCCGATAAAATTGGGATAGACGATGTCCGTTTATTATACGTTGGGTTCATCGTAAAAGTACTTGTACTATTTAATCCTGGAATATCTCCAACCGCACCGGGTCCGTTACTTACTTTTGACATGATATACCGCCTTATTTATAATCGACGCGAAACAACTGATTCGAGTCTGTTTTGACCGTTAGAGTCGTCGCGGTGCTACTCGCAGCGATAACAATTCCGACGGATAATTCTGTGCCATGCCGTCCGGCGTCCCATGCCCAATGGGTATCCGCCAGAACCTTTACAATAATACCGGTTCCGACCGCTGTACTTGCCGCCGGTAACGATGTCGCATTATGAATCTGGATGTAAACAGTGCTTCCAGAGTTATTATAACCGGACATCCCATATAAATTCCCCGGTGACCCTTTTGGAACCGCAGAATCCTCAACGGCCGCACTATCATATACGTCGGGTGTCGCTAATAGATTAGAACTCGGCCCCGTTAATTCAATTATGTCAGGATAGGCCATCTGTATTACTCACTTTCTTTTTTTTCGGTGGGGCTTTTTTCTTCAATGGTTCACCGGATGAATCACATGGAACGTATTTCATTTTCATGAATCGATCCCACATCTCATCGGGTAATTTATTTTTAAATTTCTCGTGTACTCGTTTCCCTATGATCGACCCGTCTGGTCGTCTAAAATAGATATAATCTTCAAAAGGAACGAAATCGAGTTTATTCAAACCCATGTTTTTACCTCCACTGGTAATAATGAAAAATCATGCGATTTATAAACAGTCTGATTTGGAAACTGATCTAATAAATCTTGCATATCGTTTAAAAAATCTTGTTTGCGACGGTCGGCCCAGTATTTGTCGCGTGAATCTTTTATATGAGCCTTATGTATTTTGGACCTCCAAGGGAATCCGCACTCGTGCAATCTAATATACGGATACGCTTCACATCCCTCGGTTAGTCTACCGGCCAAATAATCTTTGACCTTCGACTCGTCCCAGTAATTCCCGCCGGTATTTAATTCCATCATGTCAATACCAACGGTATATATTGGATCGAAACCCTGATCTAAAGCAAACCAAACTCCCAACAATCCGGAATTATAAGGTAATTCAAAAATGATCTTACTGTCATAAATGATTGTGCCATCTTTTTTTTGTATTCTTTGGGGCGGATTGACTTCAGCAAAATAGTCTGATCCATGACTAATTTCGTGCGATGTTATTTTAACACCATCGAAATCGTCGTAATTGTCAAAAAGCAATGAGGTTGGGGCGGGGGGCCATTTATCATGACCCGCCCGCACATTGTCCCAGTTGTGTCCTATTACAAGAGCCTGCAAATTACGCAGGATTCGTAAAGTTCACGATTTGACCGGCAGGAGACGCGGCACCCTGTGTCAAAACAGCACCATATAAAACATCCACAACTACGCGAGTCGCAAGATAATTCATATCGTAATTACTTTGTATTCTTGGTGCAATCTGCATACCAAATAATACAGAACCCCGCGTAAAGATTGACGCGGTTTCGTCACCGGTTCCACCGTCATCGTCCCATAATGTGGAACTGAACGTAGGCATACCGTAAACATTGAGAATCTGACCGGTTACATTCGGACTATTTGCCAAACCTGATTTGTCATAATCGGCAAAATTAGAAGTAGCCAGTAAATTCATGTATGCGGCGGGTGAGGCGTACAAGAAGGTATTTCCATCGGTATAATCGACGTTTATATCGAGTAACTTTTGGATCCCTGCCCGTAGTTTCGCGGCTGACAGAATATTATCGGTACCGAGTGCGGTGTCGTTAGCTGACGCACTCTGGATAATAGTCTGTGCCAAATACGTTTCGATGTTTTTCGCTATTGCGTAACCCATCGTAGAGGTATATATCTCGAACAGTTCAGCCGATTCCTGGACCTTAACAACGTCAGTAATTCGCTTTGCTTCATACGCGTGTTGATTAATCGTGAGGTCAGTTTTTGGGTCAGTGTTTCGGCCGTAGGTTATCGCGTTGCCATCGGTGAGAGTGGCGGCGGTTTCCTCTGTCGCTCGGGGTATGTGTAAGATGTCACCGCCATTCGCCACCATAGACGAGAGGTCAGTAACAAGATTCTTTATTTGAAATTTATCCTCTGCATAATTGAGGATAGCGTCTGCCCACATTTCTGGTATAAAATTGGCAGCGGTGGTCGTGTCAACATTAGCCATTTAAATTGCCTAACTGGTACGATAAAACTCCGTAATCCTGGCGTGATTCGCTTTGCGTTCGCGCGGTGTGAACTTTTTAATCTGGTCGCGTGTCAATGGTCCGTCACTACTTGATCCGGGAATATTCGTCTTGATATTAGAAGTTGGTTTCTGTACCTTAAAAATGTTCAATTTTTCGTACTCTTTGAATTTAGAGTTGTTGAAACTGACATCCTCATCCGATAATGTCTCGCCATCCGACGCGGTCCTAAATGCACCCTTAACGTCATCCGACGCCGTTTCAGGGATCATTCCAAGCCGTTCGTTCCAACGTGTACGCGCTGAATCTAATTGAGAAGTTTTATAAGATTGATATTCTTCAAGTTCCTTTTTCATAGAAGGAAATTCGGTCTCAAACTTATCCAACTTGTTTTTAAATTCGTCACGTTCCTTTTCAAGAGTCTCGTTAGCTAAACGACGCTCCTTCGATTCGTTATTGGCGGACGTTAGGTGACGTTTTGCGTCATCCAGTACGCGGTTTTGATCCGATAGAGTTTGTTTAACCGTGTTAATTCCAGATTCGAGTTCTTTCAAATCTGCTATATGTGGCGAATCCTCGCCTAACCCTGTGCGAATCCTCGCGATGGTATCTGTTATACCCATTTTATTTATCCTTGTAAAATAAATCTGTGTACTCTAAAAAATCAATCACCGAATCGTCAGAACAGTTGTAAACGGTCCCGCCCAATTCGTTTGTAATCGATTCAAAAAACTTGATCCTGTGTATCTGTGACGATGTAATGTCTTTATGGTAACGCGGATTATGTTGGAACTTATTCGGGTCAGCACCCCAGAAGTAATCACCTTTGAAGTCTGCCCCGCACAAATAAAACGTGCGAAACCCCAGATCAAACCCAACCCATAAAGCCAATACGATCGATGGATGTTTATATGCGGTCCGAATGTATCCATCCATTTTATAAATTTTCCCGCTCACTTTAGCCGGGGAGTCAGTCTCGAATGGATAATTATCGAGTTTACAATGAACATCCGGTGTAAATATTCGTCCTATTCGATTAACGCCGATAGTGAAATACTGCCCGATAAGGTCGAAATTTAGCCGGTTCAATGATGAACCATTACCCAATATTACGCAACCATTATCCGTCGTTATCTCTGCCCTAATCGACTCAATAGAATCGTATCTGTCAGCCGTCAGAATCATTTATTTAAAAAAGCTGTGTATTCAAGAAAGTCAATCTCACTGTCTTTACTGCACAGGTATAATATACCGCCTTTTTCACATAAAAGTATTGAAATATCTGCGATATGTAACATTTGTGATTTAATACAGGTCAAATAATACTGTTCAAGTGATAGCTTTTGATGTGCCCCGGCCTTTTCACCCCAGAAATAATCACCCTTGAAATCGACTCCGCATAGATAGATCGTTTTAAATCCAAGTTCAAACGCGAACCATAAAGCGAACGGAATAGATGGAACCTTTGCCCTGTGGTGGCGCATATATCCGTCCATCTTTGAATCGTTCCAGGTGACTTTAGCCGGGGAGGTTGAATTGTATCCATCCGGTCCGGTTATGTAATTATCGACCGCGACATGGACGTCAGGCGTAAATATTTTACCGATCCGGTTGACTCCGATAGTAAAATACTGTGCGACCTTATCGAAATCCAGATCATTAATCGAGGCGCCGTTCCCAAGCAAAACGCACTCGTCCGTCGTTATCTCATCTCTGATCTGATCGAATGTCGTGTAAGGTGGGTTATTCAGGAACATTAATATCCTCGGTATGTGGCAAGAAATCAACGGCAGAATCACGGCTACAATTCAATAATTCGCCACCCAATTCGGTTAACAACCTTTGAACCTTTTTAATCCGTCGCATCCCTGATCTAAATGGTCGTGGTGGATAAACACCATTACGAGAATAATAATAAGAGCCATTGTTATAATGCGGACCCTTATAATCCGCCCCGGATAGATATATTTTAGTAAATCCCAAATCAATAGCCAGATACAAAGCGAATCCAAGTGATGGATGTTTTTTGCCTACCCTGATAAAATCAGCGTCCTCATAACCGTGCCAACTAACTTTTGTGGGGGCATCCTTGCACCAATATTCTTGATTAGTAACACAGACAGAATCGACGCAGACATGAATATCAGGTGTATAAATTTTGCCTATACGATTAACCCCAATCGTATAAAAATTGTCTACCTTTGCCCAGTCGAGGTCATTAATTGACGACCCATTGCCCAGTACAACACAGGTCGTTTCGTTTATGTCTGATTTGATTTCGTCGATTGAATTATACTTTGATCGTGGTAGTCTCATCCGGACCTAAAAACTTATCGATCGATTTATTCACGATTCTATTGGTTATCTTATCCATCTCGTCCGGTACAAGTTGACCCGGTTCGGATATGACCCGACCGTTATCGGCGAGCCACTTGATTTTTGCGCCCTCACTGGTCCAACCTAATTGGAATCCGTTTGACGTGACGTTCTTGACAGCCAGATCGCGCATTAAATCACTGGTAAGAATCGGTGCGGTTGAATTTTTAAACTGCGATGCCTGACGTTTAAATTTATTGTTTTGTTTCCGTTCGCCGTATGATTTGGAATAGCCCTCGAATTTCTTCCCGTTCACATCCTTTTTGTCAAGGAATGTCCATCGCTGCCAGAACTTCCGCGTCTGGTTGCCCATACTGACCCAATCAGCTTTAGTTATTATCGGCATTTACTCGATTAATTACTTTGTATTCGGCAACGTTTTTAATCCATTGGCGTTGTCTCAATTGCACGACCTTTTCAGCTATTTCTCTGGTTTTATAACCCCTGCCAAATTCTCTGTGCCAATTATGATCTCGGAGGAAATTCGCCTTTGGGTATCTCACCATGATAATGAATGGCTTATCGATCTTTTTAGCCCGCTTATGTCCATTACATATTTCTGAATCAGGCGGGGATTGGACCGCGTTTTTGTGCGCGGAATGTGCAATCTTATGTAATGGGTCAGTCATTAATCCCTCTCACTTTGTATCTGTCGCAATGTCTGCGGTTTGCCAAACTTATCTTCGGCAATCAATTTATCTTTAATCTTACCGGCCCGATGTTCCTGATTGATGTTTACACCCTCCTCGGCAAACCAACCATGACGACAATTAAACCCGCCCCCGTCAGTTCGTGATCCTGGAAATCTCGAATCGATCTCCGCAATAGTCAACGCCCCTGCTGCAATCATTTCGATACAGATTGGGCGAGTCTTTTCGTCCAGTGGCCCCTCATATCGATATTTTGTTTCGACCGGTAATTCGTTCTGCATCGCTGTGTTTATCGTACGGCTAAACGTACTCAATCCGGTATTTATCAACGTCTCTAATTGGGCCGGTGACAGTGTCGATCCTGTGATTGCGCGAGCAATTTCGGACCGCCCTGCCCCGGTTAAAATTCCCTTTGCCACTTCGTTTTTGACCGTATTACCTAAATTGCCCAGATTAGCCAGAAATGACGCGCCCTCAATGTCGATATACGATTGGAGAATCGGACCGGACAATGGACTGATTTGAGTCAATCCGGATAGTTCTGCGACGAACCCGGCATCCAATACTTTTAATATACTCGACTCCATCGCATCGGTAAATAAATCTAATTGGACCGCATTAATTACGCGGGGTATATCGGCCGGATCGACGTTGGCGGTGACCTCGAATAGAGTCCCCGTCATTACCTCGACGGTATCGTCTATAATCTTCTGGATTTGCTGTTCAGGTGTTGGCATTTAATCATCTTTTTTTGTTATAATTAAATCTCTGTATTTTTTACACCGCAAGCATATAGCCTGTAAAATATGTCTATTTCTATTAAATGGTTTTGAGGGGCCACAACTCGCCTCGGTGATACTCGTTGCAACGTGTTTATATTGGTTGCTCTTACAGTGTGGACATATTTTCCGAGCCATTACGGATTAACTTGGCCACCCTGTAACGCTTGAACCAATCGGTCCGCTTCGGTCTGATTCTGTTTATCGACCCAACCACGAGCGACCAAATGTTCAACCGCATCGGCTCGATCTGGAAATTTGTCCGGGTCACGTTCCATCAATATATCAGCTTCGTCCTTCATGTTGTGAGCCAAATCCCAATCGTCAGCCTCACGCTTTTCGTCCTGGGTCATAATGTATTCGGTCTCACTGAAATCGATTGTTAATTCTGATCCAATATCCCGACCCGTTTCAACGTTAAATATCACTTTGTCGATCTCAAATAATGCCTTTTCGAGATTCTTATATCGTTTAATATCGTTGCGCCTGTCGTCCTGTAACTCCTGATTCCGTTCGCGTCTGGCTGTCCCGCTCTCCGGCTGTGACTCAAAGAAATCGGCGGGTAGATGCCAATTAATCGATACGCGTCGCATCATTCCGTCCAATGCCTTTTCGATTGATTCGATTGTGTTTGGTGGTGACTCAATACCAAACTGCGCACCCTCTGGAATGACTAATCGTTCGTCAACACCCTCGGGTAATTTAGTAATATCGACATTATCACCGGCGATCCATTCCTTGCCGTATGACTGGAAAACAATATTCCCGGTCTTGGCCGTTTCGACTACATTCATAATCAAATTGGTCTGGACGACGTCTCGTGCAATATCGACGTCTAAAAAATTATGATCCGGTACGCCATCACGAAATCCAAACTCGACTGGGATCAATCCGTATCCGTTTTCATGGTCTGGATTATCCGGGTCGTCTATGATCTTACCGATAACAGTCTCCTGACCGATTTTGGGTCGTTCGTACAGATAAGTATGATCCGCGTCCCAGTATTCCCATATCGCGACGTCATTATTTGCCTGCGCTCTGGTCGATATTGGATAGGTAAACGCCACCGGTTGCATCGCGTTTTCTGTACTGAATAATAACTCATATTCCCAGATCAAATCGGTTTCCATCTTATCGTTACGCCATGACCGTTTGAACGCCACCGCATCCAACAAATTAGTTAGTATTTCACCGCGTTGCATCCTCATGTCGAGATTGACATAATCGTCTTGGTATATCTCGGATATTTCACCATCGATCGATCGGATCGGTTCGACCATGTAAACCAGACTGACCCGTTCCATTATCCGTTTCGTCGGATTCATTAATCCGGATGGCAGCGTGCCGATCTTTAAAACGTTCTCGGTGTATTTCAGTGTATTCGCATTAAAATAATCCAGTGCCATATTCCGGTCCTGGACCCATTGGTCAATCGATTTTTTGTCAAATGCTAACTTCGCAGCGTCAAGTAATTGTTTCCCTAAATTTTGATGTATCATCTTGGCATCCTTCCGTAGAATGGTCGGTTAATTGGTGATTCATAGTCCACTTCGTACCGAAATCCATCGGATGCGTGAGTTCGTAATTTATTCGATTTATCAATGTCCCGCGTACCGGGTTTATTGATAACCTGTTCAAAATCTTTAATCAGTTCCTGACATTTCGGGTCCATAACGCAATCGTCCGGCAATATCTTATTGACCGCATTAACCGAATCGACAATGGATGGCGCTTTTCGTTTGACCCGTAATTCAAATCGATTATCTATTAATATCTGGTGATCTGACCGACGCGATGACGTCCCGCGTGATTTACCGGCCGGATCAGGGTAAGCAATATATCTGGCATTACCAGGATAACGTCGATGTACCTCGGCGCAGGCGTCCTCGGTCAATAGTCGCCCTTCGGTGTGGCTTATTTTAATCTGATCGAATATCCTATACCGAGGGGAGTCTGAATATAACTGACTCAAATTACCGACCATTGGATCAACGTTAAAATCGACGCTGAATCGTATCGGTAAATTCGGATTGTATTTGACCGGTTTGACGTTATTGTCGCGGTTGAAATTGTAATAGGTCGATCCGGATTGCAGATTGACGAACTGACCGTCCATATACGCTTTGAGTAAAGTTTCGTCGTATGTATCCCGAAGTAATTTAATGTAATTGTCAGGTAAGAAATGATTATCGGTCGTCTTGCCGTGTATCAGGTGACGCGATCCGTCATTGTCCTCGACGAATAGTTTATGCGTGTATCCGAACCCTTCCGGTGTGGTCACAAAGTAGATTCGGACCGTTTCCGACCCTCTCATTCGACCGATCGATTTAGTCCATGCTGTATGGCAGTTCTTCCATGACTCAATATCGAACTCATCGAATCCGATGTAGGTCAATTCTGCCCCGACGATGTATGCCGGTTTCTGTAATTGGTATATTTTTATACGTCCGAAATCAGATTCAAACCGGTGTTTACTGACGTTGTATTCGTAATCGATGTAATTTTCTTCGAGTAGGTCCCGGAATGGTCCGACAAATAG